ATGCCACGCTACGGTAGGTGCCCACGGTTCTTACCGCATTATCTACCGCTGACCAAGCCTCAAGGGCAGTATCAATAGTCGTACCACCTATCAACTTCACAACGTCCGCAGGTTTCGGCAAAAACTGTCCATTGTCTGGGTTAAGCAGATGACGAGCCAGAGCGTCTTTAACCGCTTTCAATTCGTAGTGCCTAAGCGCTTCAAACCAGATGCGCAAAAGCATTTGGCTTACCTCTTTGTTGTAAACGGCAAACATTCCAGCCATAAACTGAGCAAACTCTTTTTTGTCATTGTCAACCATTTATAAATGCCTCCGCGGCCTGTCTGTTGGATGCCTCCAAGGCTTGTTGTTTAGTGGCCTTATGTTGCACCCACTCTGCCTTAAAACTTGTCCACCCTCTTGTACAAGTCTCCGCCAATGCGCTCTCTAGCGTCCACATTGCAAGGTTTGCTTGCGTCTTAATTTGTTGCAATGCTGACTCTGTTAGTGGCGCTTTCTTAGTAGCCCTAAGTTTGCAGAAATCGTCCCACACTTGGGCGGATACATCATCCGGCCTTTGTACGGCAGATGTACGGCTAACGACTGCGCGAGGCTTGTCCATACCCTGCTCAATGTAAAACAGGACTTGTGAGCCGAGGGTGCGGTGGTTTGCAAGTGCGTGCTTGGCGATAAGTTCTCGCAATTCGCTCGGCAGTCTGATTGATACTGTTGCGTCTTTATTCATTGTTGCGCTCCTTTAATTTGTCTATAACTGCACGTGCAACACCTAGACCATCACAAAAAATGTCATAACCCGCATCGTCTGAAGTATTCAGATCAACAATCTTTTCAATCTCATCATCTGTCAGACTGACCCATTGACTCTCAGCAATACAATCTTTCTTGCCAGCAAAGTATGCTCGCTCAATTAAATCTAGTTCGTTTTCACGCTTGGGTGGTGCGGTGTAGAGTGGAATACCAACACCAGCGATACACTCAAACCACACACGCCGTGGTCTTCCTTCGATTGTTTCCTGTTCTATAAAATTTGGACTACTTAGCCACGCAACAGGCTCTTGCTCAATACTCAACCCGTTTGGACGATACGCCATATCGGATGTGTCCCATTGCTCTTGCATAGATATGTCCGATTTTTGTACATATTTTCCGGATGTGTATACGCTTTGCAATTTTGTATACATATCAAATCTTTGCCTAGAAAGAATGCGTCCCTCTATCGTTTTTGCAAAGTATTCCAAATCAGAAATATGTACATCTGCGTCACCCGTGGTGGGTGAAAAGAACATATCGCCATCTTGGCATAGGCCAGCCGCAAGGGCCAAGTCAATTACATCCTGTGTTTTCATACCGCCTCCGCTATCTGTTGTTCAATTTCACTACGAATCTTGTCGGTCAACTTACGCTCTAGCCACTCAGCACGTTTGCCACGCATATCCAATATTTCGTAGTCAAACTCAGCGTAGCCGTGGTAATCCAAGTCTGATACTTCGTTACGCAGAAAGCTACCACGCTGTCTGTAGATGTGCGTTACGCCAACCTTGGCGGGTATTCCTGCTATACGTGTGGTGATGATCTCTTGATACATGGTTTCTCCTTGGTAGGGGCTTGCGCCCCCTTGGTTTAGTTAATTACAACCAGAATCTTCCCAGCGACCCTCTGCTTCTGCCATGGCTTCATTAGCAATCGCGTCTTGATAATATAAATCTTGAATCGCCTCCATAGACATACCTGGATGAGCGTCAAAATCTTCTTGAGTTAACTCAAAATTTGCTGGTGTAAATGTTGTCATTTTGTTTTCCTTGGTTACTGGCGTTAGTGCCATATACAAATTGTATACATTTCAGCACAAATAAACACTAGGTGTTTTCCCTAATATCTGCAAATATATTTTGATGTATAATTAACTTGTTGGTGTGGAAGCCGATTTAGACTGTTTAAGTCTGTGTCTTGCCCCTCACGGGGCTTCCACCAAGATGCAGATTTAAGCAGTCTTTTGCATTTACCAACCGCCAAGTTGTCGGGTTAATAGACGGCAGGACTTGGGGATAGCCTCTACTGTGGGATAAGGTATGAGACAGAGGCGAGGGTGGCGAAGTTAGCGCCCGATACCGAACGGCTGACGGGTTCTGTGGCTCCGAAAAGCAAACAGATTAAGGCGCACCTAGGTAAGGCTAGGTTCGTCCACCAAAAAGCAAATGTATATAAGAATGTAATAGAATATAAATAAGTACCTACAAGACTGAGTGTTGAGTATTAGGTGGAGCTACACTTGATTGGGGTTGTGAAGTTTGGGAGTGGCTAGAGACTGCCCAGACATATACCAGCCGAGAAACCAGCACTCAGCCTTGTGGGTTCTAGGCTTTAGCAACCTAGTAGTGAAAAGCGGAATAAGCAGGCATGAGTTTCTTGGCAGGCACTCGCACTCTTCTCCGCTTGTTTTAATGTCTAGTAAAAATCCTGCTTTATGGAAACCCACACTTAAAAGGATAGGTATGAATTACAAAGGTTTTACTTTGCATAGCGTAGTGCCAAGACCAGGCTCAATGGTGACTTTAGAAAAGCCTAGTTTGATAGGCGGAAACTACATACAGTCTATTTATGCAAAAAAACCACAACCCATTGTGTTAAAAAAGAAAAAATGGTAACATTTGCATGGGGGAGTGTTCTCCGCACTTTCCTGATTGTCTCCTTGGTTCTTTGCCCGATTTAGTTCGGGCTTTTTTTTGTGAGTATTGCCATGCCGTCTGTAAGCAAAGCGCAAGCTGCTTTTATGAAAGCCGCAGCACATTCACCCAAGTTTGCCAAGCAAGCTGGTATTCCTGTTAAGGTTGCCAAAGAGTTTATGGCTGAAGACAAGAAAGCCGGAAAGTACACAAAGGTTAAAAAATGAAAATGCAAAGCACAATGAAAGGCAAATGCACCGACAACAGCACGCGTGTCAAGCAAGCACAGGTAGCCGCTGCTGCCAAAAAAACAAAAAACGGTGATTACGCTAAACAGTTGAAGAAAGAAGAGACGGGGATGTACTAATGAAATGCCCAGCCTCCACTCAAGACGTTAAGCTAAATCTTAAAAATAGAAATTGGGCTTTTAAGAACGTAGGTTATGGCCCTGCTAATCCAGAGGAAGAATCTCCTGTATTTTGGGCTGATCGTGCTAAAGAATGGAATACCTCAGAGGACGAGGCTAAGACAATGCGCTGTGGTAACTGCGCGGCTTTTATTGTCACGCCGGAAATGTTGGACTGCATTGTTGGTGGACTTGGCTCAGGAACGGGTGGAGACGAGTACGAGGCGATTGTAGACGCGGCTGATCTTGGCTACTGTGAGTTATTTGAGTTCAAGTGCGCGGGGTCTAGGACTTGCTCTGCTTGGCTGGTTGGTGGCCCGATTAAAAAGATTCCTACTAAGCGACAAAAAGAGATGCTCGCAATGGCAAAACTGGAATACGAAAAAGCAGAAGACCGTTACGAGTAAAATGGTAATGCGTTCGCATTACTTTTGCATACATTAGGTGGACTATGACTCTTGAGGAATTCCTAAAAGGGCTAAACTTGCCCTCCCCTATAGAAAGCCTCAAGCGCACAGGCCAAGGCGTGGTAGACGCGGCTGAGGGTACATACAACGCTGTTACCCGCGGCGTGCCACAACAGGCAACAGGCTTTGTAGATTTGGCTGCCTTGCCATTTACGATGTCTGGACTGCTGGACGAAAAGAATGTTGTAGGTGGGACAAAGTATTTAACTGAGCGCGGCCTACTACCTCCAGAAACTGAAAATCTAGGAGGCCAAACTGCCGAGATGGCGGTATCAATGGCTAGCCCTGCTGGGATGGTTAAAGGCGGATTGCTTGGTCTAGGCGCTCTTGGTATGGCTATGGGCAAGGGATCTAAGGCGGCAAGTAACTACTTAATTTCTACACCTAAAAATCCAAATCCTGTAGTCGGCACACGGTACGATACTGAATTTACTGGTGGGTTATTAGATAAGACCCCCGTAAATTACGAAAATTATCTTGGCTCTAGTTCCATGATAATGCCGTGGGACAGTACAAGCAGAAACGTAAAAGTTAATTCTGTTTCTGATATTGACTTGCCAAACAAGTCTATTACTCACGGTGGCGGGGATTATGCAAGGGATACAGCCCATCAGGGTGCAGCCGTACCTATAGCTGGTGCATCCAACAGGGCAATCGCTAATAGGATACAAAACAGAGAATCTCAGGCAATAAAAGAGAATTTAGAGGCTGGAGGTTCCGGCAGCATTATTCACTTACCGACAACTATGGGCGAGTTTGCTGAAAACTTTTCCGTACAACCAACAGATATTTTGCTTGGCATCATAGATAAAGCCGGAGCAAGCAAGGCTTCGCTAAAAGAATTAAACAATAGCATTAAGAATTACGTAATGCTAAAAGAAAAACCAGATGGGACAATGGAAAAAACTTTTCCGTTTAAAAACTTTAAGGGTGTGGAGACGGAGGCCGGACGGTCACAACTTTACGATCCGGCTGGTGGCGAATTAAGAAAAAGACTTGTAAACAGAATGTATCTTAGGGAAAACCAACAGACATTTGGCTATAACTCTCAAGACCTAATCAACGCTATTCTTGACCCTTCATTAAAAGGCGTGCCTAAAGGCTTTAGTGGAAACACAATTATTGAGGGAACGCCAGGTGGAATGGTTTTAACCCCGTCTAAAAACCCAACATACGACACAGATTTTAGCGGGATATACAAAGGCTCGTTAGGTCAGAGTGTTCCGGTTGAAATCTTAATGCCTAAGACATTTGACAGAATATCTAAAGAGTTTGCTGGTAAACGTGGGGATATGCGCACAAACGTGTTAGGAGCAATGGAAAAGCGTGGTGAGAATATTTCAGAGATTATTGACGATCAGGTGCTACAAGGGATTTTGGATTACTTAAAAGCTAATCCGGTTCGATAGGGTCAGAATACTGATCTGTCATAATAGACTGAAGGGTAATAATGGCATCTTGAATTAGGCCAAAAAACTCCTCGCTCGTAACGTCAAGTATCTCGTCATCAAAGTCAACGTCAGGCGTATTGCTTTCGAAATCAATCGTAATTTTCATTTGAATCTCCGGTTGGTATAAAATAGCATTTAAGTACAACTAAGTATACTAGGGGAAACCCTAACCGATGACCCAATAGGAGTCGGAATGGACAGTAAAATAGGTAATGTTACAGAAACCAAGCGTATGCCACCCAACATGGGTAAGGGCAGACCAAAGGGTGCTTTAAACCGCACCACAGCCTCTGCTAAGGAGGCAATTGCACACGCTGCTGATATGCTAGGTGGTGCTGATAGACTCGTCTCATGGGCGCAGGAAGACCCTGCAAACGAGAGAGCATTTTGGGCAACAATATATCCTAAGCTATTGCCGCTGCAAGTAAGTGGTGAAGACGGTGGGCCAATACAGGCGGTGATCCGGTGGCAGAACGAGAAATCGTAATCCCATATAGCCCAAGAGATCCTCAGTTAGAGATCCATGAGGCTATGGACTCCAGCCGCTTTGTGGTGGTGGTGGCGCATCGCAGGATGGGCAAGACAGTCTCGGCTATTAACCAATTGGTAAAGTCTGCTATAGAGTGCAAGAGGGAGCGTCCAAGATACGCATACATTGCACCCACATACAGTCAGGCCAAGCGGGTAGCGTTTGATTACCTTACGCATTACACAAGGCCGCTGGGTGCCGAGGCCAATATTAGCGAATTGCGAGTTGATTTCTGGGATCGCAGGATACAGTTATACGGCTCAGAGAATCCAGACTCATTGCGCGGTCAATACTTCGATGGCGTAATTCTGGACGAGATTGGGGATCAAAACCCAAAGATATGGAATGAGATTATCCGTCCGGCCTTGGCTGATCGACAGGGCTGGGCCATGTTTATCGGCACCCCCAAGGGTCAGAATCATTTTAAGGACTTGCGCGACAGGGCTGAAAGCGAGCCTGGTTGGCAGTTGCTAGAGTTTAAAGCCTCACAGACTCAGATTGTTAACCAAGACGAGTTAAACGCAGCCAAGCGCGAGATGGGTGCAGAAAAGTACGAGCAAGAGTTTGAGTGTAGTTTCCATGCGTCTGTAGAGGGAAGTTACTACGGTAAGCAGGTCAACGAGTTAGAATCTAATGGTCAGGTTTGCAAGATAGCAAGAGATGATCTTTGCAAGACTTATGTGGCTTGGGACTTGGGTATGGGTGACAGCACATCCATCTGGGTGGCTCAGACGGTAGGTCAAGAGATCCGCTTGCTAGACTATATTGAGAATCATGGGCAGGGATTGGATTGGTACGTGCGAGAGTTGACCAACAGAGGTTGGAACAAGGCGCCACAATTGCTACCACATGATGTGCAGGTTAGAGAGTTAGGCACAGGCCGCTCACGTTTAGAGGTGTTACAGGATGCTGGTCTTGATTGTACGGTCGTACCTAGACTCGGTGTGGACGATGGCATCCAAGCGGTTCGCAGGATACTGCCTCGCTGCTGGTTTAATGTGCCAGAGACCAAGCAAGGTCTGGACTGTCTACGAAACTATAGACGGGAATTTGACGAGAAACGCCAAGTTTTTTATGATAAGCCACTACACGACTGGTCGAGTCACGGCTCAGATGCGTTTAGGTACTTGGCGGTAGGCATGGATACTCAGACATCTAATTGGGGTAAGCCTATTAAAGTAAATACTGGATGGGTGGTGTAATGCTAGTAGAACGCAGAGGCAACCCTGTAACACGGGCAGAATACGACAATTTAATGCAGCGGATTATTGCGCTTGAGGAAAAGCATGGACGATGGGAAACTGAAGGCGATTCTGGAAAACGAAATCGACAACGCGATCGGGTATCTGGACAGCGAGACAACTCAAGCGAGAACGAAAGCGCTTGAGTTTTACTTGCGTCAGCCATACGGCAACGAGGTAGAGGGTCGCAGCCAGATCGTTACGGGTGAGGTAGCCGAGGCTATTGATGGCGCTTTGCCACAACTTGTGCGCGTGTTCACTCAGTCTGATGACATCGTGCGCTTTGAGCCTAAGCGCCCAGGCGATGAGGAAGGCGCCAAACAGGCTACGGACTATTGCAATTGGGTTTTCTATAGTCAAAACCCAGGCTTTACCATCCTGCATAGTTGGTTTAAGGATGCGCTGCTGCAAAAGAATGGTGTCGTAAAGTGCTACTGGGACGAGAAGGAAAACGTTACCAAGGAAGAATACCGCGGTTTGACAGACGATGAGATGGTTATGCTCTTGTCGGATGGCAAGTATGAAATCGTAGCGCAGGATACAACAGTCTTGGACGGTGGAGTTGGTGCTGACGGGATGCCAATGGCAATGCAATCGCATGATGTCATTGTGTCGAAACGTACACAATCCGGCTCTGTCAAGATCGAGAACGTGCCTCCAGAGGAGTTTCTTATTAGCAAGAGAGCGAGGGCTGTAGCCGATTCTCCCTTTGTTGCACATAGGAAACTCTTGCCACGCTCTGACTTGGTTGCTATGGGCTTTGACCCTGAGGTTGTGACTAACCTACCGTCCTACAATGATTTGACGTTTAGCGATGAACGTTTGGCTCGCTACAGCCGCGGTGAACAGCCGGACGAACAGGCCAGCCTAGATGAGTCAATGCAAGAGGTTGAGGTTTATGAGGCTTATCTACGAACGGATTACGATGGTGATGGCGTGGCTGAGTTGCGCCAGATATTCTATGCTGGCTCTGATATTCTGAGCAACGTAGAGACGGATTACAATCCGTTCCACTCGCTTTGCCCAATCCCAATCTCGCATAAGTTTTATGGTGAGTCGCTTGCCGATCGCAGTATGGACATTCAGTTGATTAAATCGACTGTGGTGCGGCAGATGCTGGATAACCTATACCTGTCTAACAATGCGCGAGTTGGCGCTGTAGAGGGTCAGGTTAACCTTGATGACCTGCTGAGTGTGACACCAGGCGGTGTGGTGCGGATGAAGAATCCACAGGCCATCGTGCCTCTTAACGTACCGTCTGTGATTGCTCAGGCTTTCCCGATGCTGCAATATTTGGATGACGCACAGACCAAGCGCACAGGCATCTCTGATATGCAGCAGGGACTTAACCCTGATGTGTTGCAGAACGTGACTGCGGCTGCTGTGGCGGCCTCTACGGCTGCTGCTGGCGGCAAGCTAGAGTTGATTGCTCGTATCTTTGCCGAGACAGGTGTTCGCACGCTGTTTCAAGGTATCTTGCAATTGCTTTGCAAGTATCAGGATAAACCTACGCTTATGCGTATGCGCGGCAAGTACATCCCAATTGATCCACGTTTATGGTCAAACGAGTACGATGTAGATATCTCTGTTGGACTTGGGACAGGTAATAAGGCCGAGCAGATGACAATGTTGCAAATGGTGCTTGCCAAACAAGAGGCCATCTTGCAGCAGTTTGGGCCAGCCAATCCATTGGTTACGGTTGGTCAGTATCGCAATACGCTAGGCAGATTTATTGAGGCCGCAGGGTTTACTGATAGCGCCGAGTTCTTTAAGGAAGTTACGCCAGAGATTGAGCAGCAGATTGCACAGCCTCAACAACCACAACCTGACCCAGCGGTACAGGCTCTGATTCAGCAATCACAGGCGCAGATCCAGATTGCCCAGCAGAAGGCTCAAGCCGATGTGCAGGCAGCACAACAGAAAGCAATGGCTGATATTGAGTTGCAGCGCGAGAAGGCCGCGGCAGAGATCCAGTTAATGCGAGAGAAGGCGGCTGCGACACTTCAGTTAAAGCAAGAGGAGTTAGCGGCTGAGATTCAATTAAAGTC